CTAAAACATCGTATCGAAGTGTGGATGCATATGTCTCTGAATTTAATAAGCTTGCAAGTACTGGGATTTCGATTGTATTGTTCTTAGACTCGAGCCTTCAACTAGATACGTTCCCAAAGAACGTTCAGATTATCCCAACATCCGTTACAACCGATTGGCTTCCAGACACGCTTGAATTTCCAAGTCGACGAAATCCGTCTAAGGATACCCTCGACTATTTTTGTATTCAATTGATGAAACTGAAATGGCTTCGAGATGCAGTTCCACTGACTTCTTCATCTCATTTAGCATGGATCGATTTTGGAGCATTTCATATGTTTCGAGACACGGCTCGTTGTCAAGAGATGTTGCAAACCATCGCAGTGTCTGACTTTCCAAGTCAAAAAATCATTGCTCCTGGTTGTTGGTCCTCCGGTGTCTATGATTGGAACGCAGTCTGTTGGAGATTTTGCGGCACATTTCTACTAGGTCATAGAAGCCTATTTGAAGAGGCATATCAACGTCAAACTCAACGTGTCCATGCTAAACTTCCTAGGATTACATGGGAGGTGAATTATTGGGCTGAGATGGAAGATCTATTTCAAGTGTATCTGGCAGATCATGACGATTCACTATTGAGCCGTGTAATGGTATTTGTCCATAAACACCAAGGTGTATTGATATGAACAAGTGGGCCTGAGCGAGTCCATGAATCGATTAAACTTCGTACAGCTTCGTAATCATCGAACACATAGAATGCATTGGGTCTTGCAAATTTCTGTGTAAGGCGAAACTGTCGTTCAACTGCAGCCTCGTTATGATCTGCATCAATGTGAATACAATCGAATGTCCCAATATCTTCTCGTGCGAGAACTTCTTCGGCTGTTCCAAGATGAAAGGCGATACGATCTCCAAAATGTTTATTAAGATATTCAACTGCAGCCGGTGAGAATGCAGGATCGTTATCAATACATGTAATACGAAGAGTTGGGTTTGACAGAAGTAATATCAATAAGGAATGACCTAAGTATACACCTACTTCCAATACACGTGTAGAGGTTTTCCCTACATTAAAAAGCTCCTGTTGCTTCTTGGAGAGTTGTGGCATATACGAATAGGTTTGTCCGTCAATCATATAACTTCCACATCCTCTGTGAAATGTCTTACCGACTGCAGTGTAGAGTCCAATGAAATGGTGAAAATGATCTAGAAGCACTTGTCCGATTTCAGTTGTAGTGTCCAACTTACTTCGTCCGTAGTCTTTTTGCCACCATACACCCGTGTAATCAATTGTATGTAAAGCAGGTGGACGAAATTCATCAACCGCTGCACGACATCCTTTCCAATGACCGTAGTCATCTATAATCACGTATCCGAATGGAGAGACTTTGGGTTCCATATGATGGAGTGTATATCGGGTTGATTCATACCAATCCGTATCCAGACGCAAGAGTGCAAAGGATGGAAAAAAGCTTGGATCAGCCTTTGTGATGTCCCCTATATGAATTTCAATATGTGGATAGTCGACCTTTTTGAAATTAGACATAACGTCTGAGAGTGGAGCATCGCATTTTCCATTTTCAAATGAACTGATTGCAGGGATGCCATTTAGATCAATGTCTCGGTTTGTTGGTGGCGGTGTACCTTCAAAAGTATCATATGCATGAATGGTTCGGACGACTCCAAGCTGTTTACATTTCAATGCCATTGCCATGATAAGACCTCCTTTCCATACACCTACTTCTGCAAGATCTCCTGGAATGTTATCGCGTACAACTCTCTCAACAAGTTGGAGAACGTTCAAAATACGCTCATTAGAAACACTGGTATAGGGTTTTACAAAGGTAATGATTTCAGTATCATTCATAGCGTTTACATAATAATTAATAGATATACCTAAATCAGTATGAAGCACGAAATTTACTGTATTTGGTCTGGAACAAACCCAATGCCTCCAAGACGACTTGAATGTTTCAAAAAACTAGCACGAACAACTAGATGTAAGATCACTCTGATCACTCCAGACACACTCGATAAGTGGATTCTTCCAGAACATCCACTTCATCCAGCATACCAATATCTTAGTGATGTGCATAAGGCGGATTATCTACGATGTTACCTTATGCACTTTTATGGCGGAGGCTATACCGATATTAAATTACAAGGTGGTCCATGGAATCAAGCCTTTGACGACATGGATAAGTATGGATGGATGATAAATGGATATCCTGTATCATATGTAGGTCATGCAACACCATTGTGTAAAGACGTTTGGTACAATGTTCTTGCTACAAATGCGATAATTTGTAAACCAAACACTCCTTTCACAAATCGTTGGTATAAAAACATCATTGAGCTTCTTGATAAAAAACTAGATGAATTAAGAAAGAAACCAGCAACGCATCCATATGCACAAGCTGCAGATGGATTAGGATACCCACTTGAATATATAGAACCAAACGCAGATGTATTTCAACCAATAACTATAGAGTATGCTGATCATGTTGGACGAACTCTTCCAGAGCCAAATGTAGATCTAAACACTTATCGATTTTAAGTGAATACCCTAATAGTTTACATGTATTTATGTTGAGTGTAGTAAATGGAATCAATTGTAGACAATACCCTCACTGACAAGAACACAGGTCATTCATATCTTCCTGTGTATGAAGAACTCTTTTCACCGTTTAAAGACACCTGCAAAAACATTCTCGAAGTAGGTGTGTTTGACGGCGGATCCATCAAGCTATGGGAGGATTACTTTCCAAAGGCAAACATCTATGGACTCGACCTCGATCTACGTAGAAATAAATTCACTCCTCGAACAGACAGAGTTCATATTTTACAAGCAGATGCATACTCACCTTCGATTATAAGAAAGTTTAAACCTGAATCCTTTGACGCAGTGATTGATGATGGTTTCCATACATTGGATTCGATGTGCTTATTTGCGGCTCTCTACATTAATTTTGTACGTCCTGGAGGGTATCTGATCATTGAAGATCTTCTATATCCTTCATGGGGTGATGAAATCAAAAAGTTTTTACCTTCGTCTATGACTACTCGACTTGAAGACCGTAGACATGTGAAGGGAAGACACGATGATATCATGTTCATAGTGCAGAAGCCTACAAATCCAAACTAGCGATCTTCTTCTCTTCCGGTTTCGGTGGTTGTGTTCCATTTTTGCGATGCTCCAACACCTCATTCCAGAACTGTCGTAGCCCTTCCAAATGTTTGGACAGCCATTCTGGATCTTTCGGCACAAAGTCTTCCTTAATCGAACCCAGAATCCAATAGACGACTTGAGTTGTGTCTTCGTAGAGTTCTTGATCGTAGATCACCTTGCCGTCGTCATAGACTGTGAACGCTCCTTTAGGATCCTTTGTCTTAGTCCATTCAGAGTAATTGACTTGTTTAAACCTGAACTCTACATACTCGCATTCATCAATCCCTGTACATTCCATTTGCATCTGCATTTGATGTACATACCCTGGAGGGATTTCAGCTTTCATTGCACGACTAATCGGGCACTTGAATTCAACTAAACGTCCATACCGTTTCATATCTGCCGCATCATTGGGAACAATCAGACCATCTGGAGAGGCTCCTAGAAATGTATGCACTGGATGTTGGACACACGAGACATCTGTAATTGTGCAGTTGGTTCGTTCTTCGTAGATACGCTTTGCGATCGGTTCAAATCGAGTTCCCCACAACAATGCAGGAATACCCGGTCCATCTCCTGGAGGTCGTGGTTCTAACTTACGCATCATCACTTCACGACGTGCGGTCTCTGAACCAAAGACGCCATAGACTTCAGAGGCAGTAATCATCTCGCCTCGCTTGGCATGCCATCCATCCGTGCGTTGATCGTTGGAACCGTACATTCGCAACACTCGTTCGTAGCATCGGTCTCTTTGCCACAGTCTTCCGACTTCGCCGAGCATGATTCGGTCGACGATGGCGAGTATGTGTCGTTTGAGTACAGTGTAGGAGAGTCTCGGTTCAAGGGTCTTGCAAAAGAGGATAAAATGTTTGAGTCTGTGATTAAGATGT